AGACCAGACGAGGCATTGAAAGCCTGTGCTATTTATGCTAGACAGATAGCAAAGACGTATGACTGTGCTGTATTCTATATGTCTCAGCTATCTGCAGAGGCAGAAGGACGTACCACACTCAATCAGTCCATGATGGAAGGTTCACGTACTGGTAAGGCAGCAGAGGCTGACCTGATGATACTGATTGGTAAGGCAGCTACAGTAGAAGGACAGGAAGAAGATAGTCCAATGCGGCACATCAATATCGTGAAGAACAAGCTGAATGGCTGGCACGGTATGGTGAATGTGGAACTGGACTACAAGACAGCGAGGTACGAAGGATGAAGCTAACACTAGACGTAGAGAATGTAGGACAGAAGAGGGGTGGTAAGTTACACCTTGACCCCTTTGAGCCTGACAATTCTTTGACTATGATTGGTATGCTTACCGATACAGGTGAAGAACGGCTGGTTACATTTGACCATCAGGATTGTCCACCTACCCCAAACGGACATGCTCTGGTACAAGAGTGGTTAGATAAGGCAACAGTACTTATCATGCACAATGCCGCCCACGATTTGATGTGGCTATGGGAGTCAGGCTTTACATATGATGGTGCAGTCTTTGACACTATGCTTGCAGAGTATGTGTTACAACGTGGCCTGAAAGAACCACTAACGCTTGAGGCATGTGCTGAACGATATGAGTTGGCTACACAGAAGCAAGACAGTCTAAAGGAACACTTGAACAGTGGTGGCACAGCTTACAATATGAACTATCCTAAGTTGGCAGAGTACTTGTCTGCTGACATACATGCTACTCAGCAACTGTCTGACAGGCAGATGTACAAACTAAATACCCCTGATGATGCAGGGCTTATGAATAGTGTGACACTTACTAATGAAGTGTGTGTTACTCTTGCTCGTATGTATCAACGGGGCTTTACTGTAGACATGACAGCTTTACAGCAAGTTCATGACGAGTTTCTACAGGAGAAGGAGACATTGACCAATGAATTACAGGCTCACGTTAGGAATCTTATGGGCGATAGCCCTATTAATCTTAATAGTCCAGAACAACTATCTTGGGTAGTGTATGGACGTAAGGTGTTAGACAAACAGTATTGGGGCAATGCCATTGACCCTTACATGGATGATGCTGATTTCCGTAGCCTGATGTCTGCTGGTACAGAGCGTGTGTATAAGACTAAGGCAGAGCAGTGTACAGAATGTGATGGCACTGGCTACATAAGAAAGGTAAAGAAAGATGGAACACCATTTGCTAAGCCTAACAGATGTACGAATTGTAGTGGGTCTGGTTATTTGTTTGTATCTACTCAAGACTTGGCTGGACTAAAGTTCAAACCACCGTCTGCTAAGTGGGCTAGTGCTAATGGATTTAGTACAAGCAAACAGAACCTTGAGATACTAGAAGGTGCTGCCAAGTCTAAAGGACTTACAGATGCGGTTGACTTTCTATCTAAGGTACGCAGATTGTCTGCAGTAGATACTTATCTATCATCCTTTGTTGAGGGCATACGTATGTTCACAAAGTCAGATGGTAAGTTGCATGTACGTTTGTTACAACACCGTACATCTACAGGTAGATTTAGTGGTGCTAACCCTAACATGCAGAACATGCCACGTGGCGGTACATTCCCTGTAAAGAAGGTGTTTGTATCTAGGTTTAATGGTGGTAAGATACTTGAAGCTGACATGGCACAGCTAGAGTTTCGTACTGCCGCATTCTTATCACAAGATGGAGTAGCAATTGAGGAAGTATCTACTGGATTTGATGTACATGCATACACCGCTAAAGTTATTACTGATGCTGGTCAACCTACGAGTAGGCAGGATGCAAAAGCGCATACGTTTGCACCACTCTACGGAGCAACTGGATACGGAAGAACACCAGCGGAAGCAGCGTACTACACACACTTCAATGACAAATACCAAGGGGTCGCAGTTTGGCATTCCCGATTGGCTAAAGAGGCTATAAACACAGGCAAGATTACTACACCATCAGGGCGTGAGTTCGCTTTCCCTGATATAGTTCGTAAGCACAACGGCAGGGTGTCTCACTTTACACAGATAAAGAACTACCCCGTGCAGTCGTTTGCTACAGCAGACATTGTACCCATTGCATTGCTTCACATTGAACGCTTGCTAAAGGGTATGCAATCCTGTATAGTCAACACAGTGCATGATAGTATTGTTATTGACGTACACCCAGATGAAGAACAACAGGTAATTGATTTAATCAACAAAACAAATGACGACCTACCAGATTTGATTACACTTAGATGGGGAATAAAGTTCAATGTTCCACTGTTACTAGAATCAAAAATAGGTCCGAATTGGCTTGACACTAAAGACGTTATCTGATATAACTACCAAACTTAAACTGAATAGGAGATATAACATGACTTCAATCACAACAATTGACACTAACAACTTCGCAGCAATGGCATCAGCAATGGGCATTGACTCCGAAGGTGGAGCATCTAAAAAGCAAACCAGTACACTGGCTCGTCTTCGTATCAACCACTCACCAATTCTTGGCTCAGATAAGATTCTGGTTAAGGGTGGTACATACAAGATGGATATTCCTGATGGGCCTACTTACTATGGCACGTCTATTAAGATGCGTCCTTATCTACAACGCTTCATGTATAAGAAGTTTGTCATGGGCAGTGGTGGTAATCCTAATCGTTACGTAAAGACTGTGATGGCTAACAACTTAAACATTGACCTGAAAGATAATGATGGTGGTTTTAACTGCGGTAAACCTGCTGGCTACATCGCTGACTTTAAATCACTACCAGAGAAGACACAGGAACTAATCAAGCAGATTAAGCGGGTTCGTGTTGTGTTAGGTACAGTTGAATTGGTAGACGCAGTAGATGCAAATGGCAATCCTGCTGACGTTCCTGAGACACCTTTTATCTGGGAGATTGAGAACCGTGATGCTTTCAAGGATGTGGGTCAACTGTTTACTAAGCTAAACAAGATGAAGCGGTATCCTGTACAGCACATCATGACAGGTAACACAGAAGAGCGTAAGCTACCTAATGGTAACAGCTTCTATCTTCCTGTTATGTCACTGGACTTGACTAACACTCTTGAACTAACCGACACAGAGCAAGAGACATTTGCTGACTTCATGTCATGGGTAGAGAATTACAACGAGTATATCATCAATGCTTATGCAGAAAAGGCTACCAGCAAGGCAGACGCTGAACTGGATGAACTTAACATAGATGATGTTGTAGACATTGAACTTGACGATGAGGTAGCATAATGAACCACCCTGCTGAAATGGCGTTGTATCAATACATGGAGAATGCTGTCAAAGGCACTACGTCCATGTCAGATGATACCATCCAGCAAGTTGCACAGGATGTATCAGATGCACTAAAACGTCAGTTTGGCGGGGGCAATAAGCGTGATGGGTTTGGCTTACGTATGTCTAACATAGGTAGGCCATCCTGTCAGCTTTGGTTTGAAAAGAACAAGCCAGAGACAGCATTGCCCCGGCCTACAACATTCGTAATGAACATGATGCTTGGTGATATCGTTGAGGCAGTGTTCAAAGGTTTACTCAAAGAAGCAGGAGTGGCATATGAAGATAGTAAAAAGGTTACTTTGGAGTTGCCTGACCATTCTATTTCTGGGACATATGATATTGTCATTCGGGATGCAGTTGATGATATTAAATCGGCTTCCGACTGGTCCTACAGAAACAAGTTTGAGTCATACGAAACCCTTGCAAATGGTGACAGCTTTGGATATGTTGGACAGCTTGCAGGATATGCAGCAGCGGCTGGGAAGAAAGCTGGCGGCTGGTGGGTTGTAAACAAAGCCAACGGTGAGTTCAAGTATGTACCCGCAGAGGGTTTAGACATGGACACAGAGTTAGGTAAGATTGAGGAGAACATTGATAAAGCACTAAGTGATGACTTAGAGAGGTGCTTTGAACCAGAGAAGGAAACATTCAACGGTAAAGAGACAGGCAACCTTGTACTAAACAAGGGTTGTACATTCTGCTCTTACAGACATGCTTGCTGGCCTAACATGAAGGAGTTACCAGCAGTTAAGTCAAAGGCACGTGAGCCTAAGATTGTTTCGTACATCAAACTATCAGAGGAATACGATGCGGCATAACTTCAAGCAGTTTAAAGCGGCACGTAAGTATGGGTATCGGTCAGGCTTAGAGGTCAAACTATCTGAGTATCTCAAAGAGTTAAAGATTGACTTTGACTATGAGACCATTAAGATAGAGTGGGAAGACCTAGCCTACCGTACTTATACACCAGACTTTATACTTCCCAATGGGATAATAATTGAGAGTAAAGGAATGTTCACAGCCGCAGACAGGCGCAAACACTTAGCTATCAAACGGCAACATCCTCATCTTGATATACGCTTTGTCTTTGAAAACAGCAGACGAAAGCTACGTAAAGGTGCTAAGTCTACTTATGGTGAGTGGTGTGACAAGTATGGTCTTAGATGCTACGACCGCATCATACCAGAAGATTGGCTGAAAGAAAAAGGCAAGAACAAACACCCCTCATTCATTAAGTTTGAGGGCGGCAAGATAAAAAGGAGAAAGTGAACATGGAAGAAAATGAATTTACAGCAATAGAAGAAGATGATTTCGTTATACGTGTAAGACCTTTCAAAGACAGAAAGGGTTCATGGAATGGTGAGATTGACCTAGCAATTATAACCCAGCCAGAAAACAGCTTTGACGATGAAGATTACTTTCAACTGACACACTTCTGCAAGATGCTTGCATCCACTGTACCAATCATGGAATACAATGAAGAACTTCGTAATTTAGTTCACGAATATGTTACAGATATTGTTGACAAAGAGAAGGAGTATCTGGTAGAACTAGAGGAAGGCCCAACTGTTGTGGACAGAGAAGACAATATTATTACTATTGACTTTGGTACTAAGACGAAAGGAAGTGCATGATGACAAGCTACAAAAAAATTATGGAAGAGTTAGATGCTACTGCCAATCGTGTAGTAGATAAACTAGATATGGTAAATAGTCCACCTCACTACAATGAGTCTGGCATTGAATGCATTGACGCTATTGCTGCAGCTACAGGAGAGGGCTTTGAGTTTTATCTACAGGGTAATATCATGAAGTACCTGTGGCGATATCGCTACAAGAACGGTACGGAAGACTTAAAGAAAGCCCGTTGGTATTTGGACAAACTGATAGTAGAAACAGAGGGTCTATACAATGATGAGAGTTAAAGTGTTTATTACCATTGATGTAGACCCTGACGAATACCCTGTACCTGCAGATGAAAACGTAGGGGAAGAGATAGAAGAAGGCATACGTGAATACTTCTATGACATAGACGGTGCAGATATACGCAACATTAAAATAATACAGGAGTAACTTTATGTTAAGCAATCATTTACCTACAGACTACCAGAACTTCATTGCGTTATCTCGCTACGCAAGGTGGAAAGAGAAAGAACAAAGGCGAGAGACATGGACTGAAACGGTAACACGATACTTTGATTACATGGAGAGCCATCTAAAGGCAAACCATAAGTATAAGTTACCAGTTGAACTGCGCTTAGAATTAGAAGATGCAGTACTAAACCAAGACATCATGCCAAGCATGAGAGCCTTAATGACATCTGGACCAGCACTGGACCGTTGCCATGTAGGTGGATACAATTGTTCATATGTACCCATTGATAGCCCACGTGCATTTGATGAGACAATGTACATCTTAATGTGTGGCACTGGCGTTGGCTTCTCAGTAGAACGTCATCACGTTGAGAAGTTACCTATTGTGAATGAAGATATGCATGATACAGACACAATCATCAAGGTAGGTGATAGCCGCCCCGGTTGGGCTAAGTCACTAAAGGAACTGATTGCCATGCTGTACACTGGACAGATTCCTAAGTGGGATGTATCAGAGGTACGCCCTGCAGGTGCAAGGCTGAAGACATTCGGTGGTCGTGCCAGTGGCCCTGCCCCACTAGAAGAACTGTTTGAGTTTATCATTGACAAGTTCAAGGCAGCAGCAGGTCGTAGGCTCTACCCTGTTGAGTGTCACGATATCATGTGTAAGATTGGTGAGGTTGTAGTTGTCGGAGGGGTCAGACGAAGCGCACTCATTAGCCTATCAAACCTGAATGATGACCAGATGAGTCATGCTAAAGCAGGTATGTGGTGGGAAAACGAAGGACAACGTGCGCTTGCAAACAACAGCGTTGCCTACAAAGAGAAGCCGCAGATGGGTACATTCATGCGTGAATGGCTGTCACTGTACGAGAGTAAGTCTGGTGAGCGTGGCATATTCAACCGTCAGTCTGCACAAGTACAAGCAGCTAAGAATGGCAGACGGGATGCTAACCAAGACTTTGGGTGTAACCCATGTAGTGAAATTATCTTGCGTCCATACCAGTTCTGTAACTTGTCTGAGGTAGTTGTACGTGAGGGTGACACACATGAAACACTCACTGAGAAAGTACGCTTGGCTACAATCTTGGGTACGTTCCAATCTACTCTGACTAGCTTCAAGTATCTACGTAAGATATGGAAGAATAACACAGAGGAAGAACGGCTGTTGGGTGTATCACTAACAGGTATCTTAGACAATCAATTGATGTCAGGTAAGTCTGCTAGTCTTGGTACAAACATTGGTGCTACTCTTGAAGCACTGAAGGATGTAGCAATCAATGCAAACAAGAATATGGCAGCTAAGTTAAAGATACCACAGTCAACCGCCATCACATGTGTTAAGCCTAGTGGTACAGTATCACAGTTGGTAGACAGTGCATCAGGTATTCATGCCCGTCATAACCCTTACTACATTCGTACTGTTCGTGGTGATAACAAAGACCCACTAACACAGTTTATGATTGCACAGGGTATTCCATCAGAGCCGGATGTCATGAAGCCTGACTCAACTACAGTGTTCAGCTTCCCAATGAAGTCACCTATGGGTGCGGTAACACGTACTGAGATGACAGCTATTGAGCAGCTTGAGTTGTGGCTACTGTATCAACGTCATTGGTGTGAGCATAAACCTTCAGTCACAATCTCTGTGAAGGAAGATGAGTGGATGGATGTAGGCTCATGGGTGTATGAACACTTTGATGAAGTGTCAGGCATCAGCTTCCTACCGTTCAGTGAGCATACTTACAAGCAAGCACCTTATCAGGATTGTACAGAAGAGGAGTATGAAGAGATGAAAGCACAGATGCCATCAGCTATTGATTGGGTACTGCTGAGTGACTTTGAGAAGGAAGACACTACATCAGGTGGACGTGAGTTAGCATGTACTGCTGGCGTTTGTGAAGTAGTGGACATCAGTGCAGCATAATGTGGGAGTACTGGTGTAAAGCAATGGGCAGCAAGGCATATGATGACGATGACAAAGCAAACAAAGTAGCAATACTTAGAACTGCTTGGGTTATCCTTCATGTCCTTGCTTGCCTAGCCATCATTATGCACAATACGCAGAAGATGGGTTGGTGGTAAGAATAAAATATACGTTGGTACTTTCTGTAGACCCTTTAATTCAAGAGGCCACTTATGAGTGCCGCAGCACTAGTGGTAGGGATAGGCCGGGAAAGCTAAGAGAATGGATGTGAGACTGCCAACACATTATAAGGACAAAGAAAAGGAAGAAAATGCTTGACGATACAGGACAGTTTACATTACTATGGTGGCAATGGTGGTTGCTTGCAATGGTTACACTTAACACAGCTTTGAATACCGTTGTATTTTTTAAGCACAGATTTAAAAAAACAGAGTATAATAAACCTAAGAAAAAACAAGGTAGGCCAAAGATACCTATTAACATGAATAGATTTTCTAAAGACTGCCACAAACTAAGCATACGACAGCTTTCTAAAAAGTATAAAATATCGCTAGGAAAAGCACATAGTATAATGAAACAAGTTAAAGGAGACAAAAAATGAGTTTACGGCAGGTACTTATCAACGCTTCCCGGTCACACTTTGCTGGTCATATAAATAAACACCTCGCAAATATTGAGGTGCTATTAGAAAACCCAGCAGGTATAGGTGAGCATCAGGATATATTAGAGTCAATAGAAATAGAGTTAGAACAAGTGGCTAACTACCACGATAAGCTAGAGATGCTAAGTAAGTTCTTTATTGTACAAGAAGAGGATACTGCAGATGACTCTGGAACAGCAAGCTAAACAGTGGATGAAGGAGAAATATAAAGATATGGAAATGAATGAGTACCAAATAAAGGCAGTAAAGTTTGCCATCTATCCAGCAACACACCGTATACTCTACCCTGCACTAGGACTTACAGGAGAGGCAGGTGAGGTAGCAAACAAGGTAAAGAAGTTCATCAGGGATGGGGCAGATAAGGAAGCATTTGAGGTAAAGAAAGTAGAGATTGCCTCAGAGATTGGTGACGTACTTTGGTACTGTGCCAACCTAGCTAACGACTTAGGCTTTACGTTGTCAGAGATTGCACAGGAAAATTACAGCAAGCTGGCTGACAGGGAGAGTAGAGGTAAGATAGGTGGGGACGGAGATAATCGTTAGACATAAAAAGAGGGGGCTTAATTGCCCCCTTTGTGTTTAGTTTATTTGAAATCTTGGACCTAACTTTTCAAAGTACTTACCTAGTCTAACAAGTTCCTCATAATCATACCCTTTCTCTTTGAAGTTGGGGTACATTTTTTCGTATCTAGATTTAGCACGTTTTTGCGCAAAGCCTTGTATTTTATTAAATGCAGCACGTTGCATTGGGTCAAAACCATAACGCTCTACACCTGATGTTTTTGAACGTAATTTAACCAGTTCCATTACATCGCCACGGAAGTCATCAATGTAGGATTTTAACATAGCTGCTTGAAGGTCTGACGGTGCATTTTTGTACTTATCACTATTCTGTAACACAGGAACAATATAGTTTGCAGAATATTCGCCAATCAAAGCGTTAATAAGTTGGTCAGCTTCGGGTATGCCAGTTTTTTGTGATAACTTACGCCTAGATACCTTTAAACGAGCCATTTCTGATTCAAGAAAGTTTTTACGTTCTTGTAAAAGAATACCAGCAAACTGTCTACTAATAGGTGTCTGCCTACGCATTGGCTCGTCACGTGTAGGAAACTCATAAATCTCAGGTGGATTAAGTCCAATACTATCTGCAAGTAACTGCTCTAGTCTGTAATTAGCAGGTATACGAGCAAGAGATTTATTAACCATCAAGTCAAAAATATTAGTACTGTTTGTCTGGCGAATAATAAGTTCATCATCTGGTGCAAGGAATGTATTATATAAATCCTGACCTGCTGTAAGTGGTATGGTAAAGGTACTGATGATATTAGCACCAAAGTTTGCAGATATAGATGCTGCCTTTTGACCTGTATCAATATCATCCCTAAATAAATCTTTTAACGCACTATCAATTGCGTATATACCAAAACCTGCTCTAAACTGAGTTCCTGTTAGAGCCTGAATAGCATCAGTTATAAAGTTCCTATCGCCAAATAAAGGGTCTCCATCAACACCACGTTTAATCATATCCGCAACAAATAAGTATGGAGCAGCAGGAAAGAAAGGTCTTAGGTCATAAGTTTTACCGTCTGATGTTTTACCTTCCCACCAGTTTTCTCCAGCATATTCACTGCTTCTAAAAGCATATGCACCAGCAACCATACCAGTACCTACAAGTGCTTTAGAAATCTCTTCATAGTTATCTGCACCCTTTGTTTTACTGATAGCACCTTTACCCCATACATCAGACAGTAGATACAAAGGTGAATATTCATATGTAAAACGCATGGCGTTTGCAATAAAGCGAGGGAAAGGTACAAGAGAAGTGGTCAAAAAAGGTGCGCTATGAATACCTTGAATAATAGCACGTGCAGTTGGACTGCTAGGTGACTTCTGATACGTAAAATAAAGAGCATCTTCTACTGCTTTATCTAAACGCTTTGTTCCTTCTTTACCACCAAATGCGGTATTAAACTTACCCTCTTTAATTATATTAACTAAGTTAAAATCATCAGCGTTTGGTGTTTCGCCAGCCTTTATCTTAGCTGTGTACGCCTCATTAAGTTGTCTTTTAAGTGAGCCTACAAAAGCTGCTCTCTTAAACATGTTGTCAGACAGAGTATTTAATGCATTTAGTTCACGACTATAATGACGCATACGGGTCATTTTAGGTGTACCACCGACTTCAATGTCCTGCAATTCACGGAACAACTGGGATGCTTTTTTGTGAAAGCCCATATTAAATATTTCACGAACAGCTTTGCTTTCTTTTTTATTTACTAAACCGTAAGCAACAGCAAATATGTCTTCATTAGGTGTTTCAACTTTCTGTCCAAGAAAACGAGAAATACCTCTATCAACAGCTTTAGTAGCTGTATCAATACCAACACGTGAATATCCAGACACTGTGTTACGAACAGTAGTAGCTGTCTGAGATGTCATAGAAGCAAGACGAACAGAGTCTAGTTTTTTGAAAAAACCTTCCTTTATGTTTCCTTCCATTTCATCTGCAGAATCTAATGCCTTACGGACATCACCATCTTCAATGGCCTTTCCAACCTTTTCAACACTTTCTTTTGCTATATCATTCAGTGCAAAAAGGTTGTCAGAGGCAACAGCATTAAGATTTTTAAACACACGGGATGCTGCACCTGCCTGTTGTAGTTTACGGGCTGCATCAGATACATCTGCCATTAGCAAGTTTGCAAAGTCATCGTGCGTAAGATTATATTCTTTCAAAACTGTGCGATAGAACTTGTCTCCTTGACCCGCTTTCTTCTCATTCAATTCACGAATGGTACGTGCTACACCTTCAGTAACACGTTCACCTTCAAGCAAACCTTTATTGCTCTTTTTCATAATATCTACTGTAGCACCAAATATACGCTTTGTTCTTTTTTCATCTATAGATACAGTAAGTGTAGGTTCACCTGCTAAGATGTCTTTTTTATCTACATCAAGAGTACGTGCCAATCCATCAACATCACCTCGTGGAGTAAGACCTACTTGCTCTGCAATGTCATCTCGTACTTCTTTACCAGCCAATACCTGCTCTGGGTCTAATGGACGCAATGCACTGCTAAGTGTACTTGCAACTTCTTTATTCTTTTCTAATGTCTTTTCAGCTTTAGCAATAGCTTTTTCATTAGCTTTCTCTACAGACTTAGATGCTTCCTCTACAAGTTCACCAGTACCCTGTTCCACTTTGCGTGTAAGAATACCTTTACCTACACTTCCAAGCACAGCAACAGGTGCGCCACTTAAACCAAAAGCAAGCGCAGTTTCAGTACCACTATAATCATCACGAAGGTCAGCAGCGATTTCTGCCTTTTGCGCTGCTACATTTTGAAGAGAACCTGCTACACCTTCTACAGCAACAGCAGTTTTAATTGGATTGGCAGCAGCTTTGGCAGCAAGAGTAGACACAGGGGATTTAAGTGCCTGTTTAAGTGTTTGTTGCACAGCTAGTTTAGCAGCTTGTTGTGCAGCTACACCACCCACTTTACCTGCACCGGGAAGTGCTAAACCTACATATGTAGATGGAGCAGTGAGGATACCTTGAGCATAGTCTCCTGTGGCTGTAAGCCATCCGTCAGAAAATGCTGGCATCTCTGCAAAAGATTGGTGTAGTAATCTGTAATCACTCAAACGCTGTGCAGCTTTTTCATTATCTCGTTTAGTGGCATCTGATGCTGCCGCAGACACATAACGATAATCATTTGCTGCGGTAAGTTCATTTACATTGAAAGCACGAAAATGCTCAACGTATTCTTCCATAGCATCTTCTTCAGATATGTCAGTCATACCTAAACGGTCATTAGCAAAACGAACTGCAGCTTCACGTATAGCTGAGTTACTCTCAATGTTCTGTTGTGCTACAGATGTAGCAACTTCGTCATCTTGTTTTTCAGTGTCACCACGAATAACACTGAGCATACTATTTTTAGTAGCAGGTGTAGGGTTTACTTCAGGAAGAAGTATAGACTTTTTATTTTTGTCTTCATCTTTTTCCCTAATAATATCTAGCATGCTTGCCATTTAATTATTCTTTCTTTCGGCAAATCCACCACCAGATGACCGTCTATTTCCCCCCCTACTAGATTTAGGTTTTCTTTCTTTTTGACTTTCATGTAAAGACTTTATATCTTCAGAGTTATCGTATATAAACTGTAATGCTTGATTGTAATCCATATCAGGGGTTTTTTCTGCTAGGTTGTAAGCCACCTGTCTTGTATTTGTTAGACCACCTAATAAAAATGAACCCTCATTAACTATCTGCTGTATTAAATCGCTATTGTTGTCAGAAGCCATATTAGCATCTTGTGTAGCTACCGTTTCCATATCCGTAGTAGACTTTTCACTACTCAGTTTTTTTATCTTCTCAATAAAGGCATCGCCATACTTAAGTGCTTCCGCAGAAGATATCATATCATCTAAAGGAACATTATTAGCTACACCGCTTTCAAAGTAAGAGTCTGCACCAACTAATGTGTCTGGAAACATTCCTCTGGAATTAGCAATGTCTTGTTCACTTACAGTGATAACAGGTTTTTCAGCTTTAGTATCTGTTGGAATAGCTTCTGTTGTCTGGTCACCAACTGAAGTTGTAGTATCAGGTGTAGTAGATACTGGCTGGTCACCACTGCCTGTCTCCATAACGTCACCTGTAGTTTTTCTGTCGGATGGCAACAGACCCTTCATTCGTAAGTGACCATATAGTTCAGGCCAATCTTCTTCGCTGAATGTAGATGTCATACTAGATACAAGACTACCTTTTACCTCTGCCTCTATAGCTTGACCTTTTTGATATGTTGCTAACTCTGAACCTTCTAAGTCAACAACATCCTGTGTGTCGTTTTCAATAGCTTCTAGTATAGTTATGTAATCTTGCCCAAGCGCACCAAGACGTGCCTGAGTTTCGTTACGAAGTTCTGCATTAAAGTAAGATTGTGCGCCACGAATTTCAGCAGGTTTCATATCGCCAGCACCAGTTACATTTTGCTCAATGTCTCTACGTTTTTCAATCTCAGCCATAGCAGCTTTTGCTTCATTACTTCCTTCAGGAATAGTACCGTTGGCTAATCCATTCATTAAATCAGTTTCAAGTTCAGTAGTTATCTCCTTGAATGAAGTCTCGTCACCAGTAAGACCTTTCTTTTCTTTAACTAACTCTTTTACTTTATCAATATTACCAAGATATTGCTGCCGTTTAATATCAGCATCAATTTCAGCAACTTTATCGCCAGATGCCTTTGCTTCTGTAACCTCAGACTGATAAGTAAGTTCACTTATCTCATTAGTAAGAGCCGTTTTTTCTTCTTCCGAAGTAGTACGAGAAAGCATTTGTTTTTTAGCATCAATCTTGGTATTGGTATCACCCGTATCCGCTGCCGCAGTTAATGCTGTATTTAACATACCCTGCAACTTTTCATTACGCTCTTGTGTATTATCTGGATTAGCTAACTTATTATTGATATATTCAATACGTTCTGATGCTTTCATTCCAGACATCTTAAACTTCTCTGCATGGAATGTTATAGTAGGCAGAGGAACAGATTCAAATTTATTGTCTCCAATAGCTGCAGTTATATCCTCTTTGGCTCTTGTAAGACCCATTTGTACTACATCAATAGGTTTGCCTACAACCTTACTTACAAGTCCACCAGCAGGACTTTCACCACGCATACCCTCTGGCACACGATAGTCACCTGCGAATGTTTTAGGCGCACCTAAGAAAGCATTAGCATAGTCATTTAAAGAACCAGTAGGTGCATCTTCAGAAGCACGTGTAAAGAATTGTCCTAAATCCTGTCCTTGGTTATTTTTAGTAGAACGAAGTTCAGTAATACGCTGCCTATATGCGTCAAGAGAACCCATCTCTTTTAGTAAACCTGCTGCGTATTGTTTTGCTTGTGTTGAGTTAGCATCCCCACCAAAAAGAGCGTACCCTTCTTTAAGTGCTTCTTCAACTTCAGAAACTTCCTTTGCACGTTCTTCTTGTTCTTTCAAAGCCTTTTCCAACTGCCTTTCTGCAATGGAATCAACACGAGTATTAATACGTTTGATATCACTTTGCAGTGCTTCATTGGCAGATGTAGCAAGACCTTCAACGAGACCGTAGAAAAAGGACATTAGGCACTCCTAGACATTAAACCGCCAACACGTTCTTCTGCGGCAGTTTTCATTTTATCAATAACATTTCCAGATTTTTCTTCTGATAATTTATCTTCTTCTTCCTCTACACTTCCAACTTTTTCAATGGCGTTATCAACTAAAGAGGTACGAATTTTCTTATCTTTTTCTAATCCAGAGTTATATTCTATTTTAGCTGAGTCACCGACAAGCATTATAAGTTCTACAAGAACAGGTAGCACTAACATACCTATATCAATTGTGTGTTTACCTTCCATGACAGCCGCAAGCTGCATAGTATTAGCAATCACTGTAACAGGAATACCAAGTTCCATCACGTCAAGAAGTTGCTCAGATACTTCATCTGATTGCAAACGAGGA